ACTCTCAATACCAGCAATAGCTTTTCGAAAAGCACCATAATGTTCGTGACTTATACCTATAGCATCAACAGTTTTACTACTGGTATAATCTATTAGTGATGGTCTGGATTTAACAGTTACACCAGCATCATTCATTGTTGTTTCTGCTGAAGCATATTGAGCAAGGCCTTTTAGGTCATCTCTACCATTTCTACCACTTCTACTTGTTAGATAATCAGCAGATGACATTGATGCGGTTTGGAATGTAGCCTCACCATCCGCCGATCTTGTTTTATTTACAGTAGCAGTTTGAAATTGTGTCTCATTTCCTAAAGATGCTGAAGGATGTGGCATTGGTGGTGGAGGTTGAACCTGTTGTTGAGGTTTCACTTTAACATGTGTCTCTGGTTCAATGTCATTTGGATGGTTTTTAAAATGTTCTTCTCTACTTTTAACTTTTTCATCACTTCCATCAGAAGTATGCATAGATGCAGGTTTACCTTGATCATGGATATGATGATAGTTATTAGCATCAAACTCTGGATTATTACCGCCAGATGGAATAAAAGCGGAGTGGACTTTTGTATGTCCGTATTGTTGAGTAACATACATACCTAAAATGTTACCTTTTTCATCTCTTTTATAACCTTCAAATCTGGCCACATGTGAGTAACCAGGTTGATTACCATAAGAACCATCAGAATTAAAACGAGCAAGCCAATCACCTGGTTTAAGTCCACCACCCATTGCTTTTTGGCCTGGTGTCCATCCACTCGTATGACCTAATCCACCTACTGATCGAGCATATTGCACACACTGAAATTTGTTACCGAGGCCTACGAAACCTTGGCCGTTAAAGTTACCACCTGAATTGTGCGCAACAAATCCTTCAGCAGGTGTGGCACCTTGTGCCTCTCTAGATCCGGTATCTTTACCACTTAACCAAGATAATGCTGAACGTCCATATTGATATCTGCTACCCCATGCAGCAACCCAACGAGGATCTCCTCCACTTTCATATGGAGAGAATGCCTGTGCTGCTTCTTCCATTGATCTGGAATTTTTAACAGCACCGATATATTTTTTAAACTCACCTTCTTGAACCATAAAAGCATATTGAGTATTAACATCAGCAATATTCATACCATTTTTTGCGGCAAAATTTTCTAATGCAACTCTTCTTGCGCCAGTCCATTGTGCAAGGCCAAAACCACCTCTACCAGCAATAGGTTTTCCTTCTTGTATACCTACCTGAAAACCAGCGGATTCATGACCTAAATGTGCAAGGACGCCTGCTGCCTGATAGTCAGTCAGACCATAATCTCTCATCAATCTTTTACCAACATCAACAGCCACTGCTTGACCGCTGGCACCGACTCTTGCATATCCACTTCCTGACCCACCTCCACCTCCGCGTCCAGTAGAACCTTGACCAGCGGCACGTCCTCTACCACCACCAGGACTTGTTGTGCCTAGTTTTTCATCAAGACTATCAAAATACTCTTGCTGTTTTTCTTGTGATTTTTTAGAGATAGCTTTACGAAAACCTTCGACATCGGGTAAACCTTGTTCATAGTATCTTGGAAATAATTCAGCAAACTGTGAAGGTGTTAATAAAGATAACATAGATTGACCGATAGGACTCTTGGCAGTCTCTAAACGTTTACGCGGATGAAGTTTTTTAAGTCTTTTAAATGCGTCTTTGTTTACCTTGTTAACCATTACATTCTTTTCCGATTAGCGTGTCTTACTTTATTTCTTAATTCCATTTCACGGTCTTTGGCCTTTTGTTCCTCTTCTTTAAGAAACTGCTGTAATAGGTCAACATACAAATAACGTTCCCAAGGCATCATTTCTTCCAATGTATCTAGACTCCACTTATGATGCTGTATCATGCTAAACTGGGTCTTATAGTGGTTTGCCAGTTTATCGTGGCCCATTATTACATAAAAAAATCATAGAAGTCTGTATACCTCACATTATGGTGGAAACCGCATTTGGTACAGGTAGCCTCCATTCTAACCACAAATGTTGGAAAGTTATCTATAAACTCCATCATTTGTTTATAGTTTGCTTCTGTAAGTCCTTCCACAAACTCGGTTAGTTCCTCTTTGGAATAATCTTTATGCGAATACATTCCATTAGCATCATATATGTAGTCAATAGCATTTACTATGGTACTTGTTTTTTCGTCAATTTCATCATTAAGTTCTACTCGTTTCATTTCAGCATAGTTTGGATATCTCATCTTAACACCTTGCTGGGCATTTAATTTAATATCTTCACTGATATCCTTAGGGTTAACAATCTCACATTTACTAATATCCATCATAGAAGGAAAAACATTACCACATAGTTTACCATCAACCTCATTATTACAAGTTAGATTTACCTCTACGGATTCACCAATAGATTTAGCCCTTAGAAAGATGAACAAATAATCAATATCAAAAAACGGTAGTTTATCAATATTAATAGAACCTTTGACAATACAGTTATTGATAATCTGTTTAACTGTATTTACAATCTCATTCACATCTTTTGACTCCATGGCCATTAATAGGAGTTTTTCTTCTTTTACATTAAATGGTCTGACCGTAATCTTTTCTTTGCTAGATGGTATTTCAATTTCATACGTTGGCATATCAATCTTAGGTAACATAATCTATTTCTCCATTATGGGTTATAATCTGGTCTGTCCCAATACTTATATGTTAGCATTACTTGTAATCTAAGAATATCATTGTCGGCCCATGTTACTTGTTGTGGTGTTACTAATGTCGGCCATACCTTATACAACGACCATCCATATATTCCTACTGGATCTCCTCTTACATTTGCAACTTCCGATAGATGAAATATTTTTATGGTAGCATAGTAGTTTTCTGGATACTCAAATGTAAAACTGTTTGTTGGATTGATAACTTCCATCCAGTTATCAAAAAAGGCTCGTTCAATACTATCCTGACGACAGATAAAAGACATATTACAGGTTTCATACTTAGTGTTGTTTGGAAATATCTGTCCTGGACCCCAATATCTAATTTCTGTAATATCAAAACCGCGGCCAGGAAACTCCACAGCATCGCACATATACACCAAATCTCTTGGTACAATATTAACAATTTTAGGACCGTTTGGTTGAATTACTGCCGCAAAGCGACATCCTTTGGCAACATCACCGGCACTAGTAATGGCCGATCTGAGGCTTTGGACGTCCAAATTTTGTGGGACACTTGATTGAGAAAAATTATTACCCATATTAGTAACCGTTCGCTATGTTCTTACCGTCTATTAGACGCATTTCTTTAAATCTTAATGTTAGCTGAGTTGCTACAGGACTACCATCTGCGAAGGTACTCCATTCAGCATTAGGGTTATACATAACGTCAATTACTTCCAAAACACTTCTACCCATATATGGAATGTTTTGATTGACTTGTAGACTTCCATTTTCATCATAGTAGTAGAAATCTATAATAAACTCACTAGGAGAATCAAAAAGATAACTAGAGTTTATACCAAGATAAGATCCTTGGTTTTGATAACCAATATAACCTTGTCTAGGGTCACTATAAGCACTACCAGCCAATGTTGGCGCAGCATACATTCTAAGTGACTGGACAATGTTTTGTATCATATGTTGTTCTTGTTGACTAGATGGAGACATAATATAAACGAAATCAAATGTTCTTAGTTTTGTATCTCGGTAAAGAACCTCAACTTTTGGATTTAGAGTGGTGGCAAAAGCACCTTGTGCAAGAGCCTGACCGGCCTCAAATCCAATACCTATTGGTAGAGAGTCCACTGCTGCTTTGGTAACTTTAGTTTCAGCATATTCATGCATAGATGTATATGATAAATTACTACCACCTGAACCGCCTGGAATAAACAGAGCTACCGACATTGATACTGTAGATGACCCTGCTGCCAAGGCACTAATATTCATCCAACTACCTTGTGTCTGATCTTGTACCAATGGAAAATAATATCGTGCTGCTGGCATTTATTCCTCCGGAAATGCTACATA